AATTATTCCTTATTTGTTTTTGTAGATTCAAGTTTTCGTATTTCTTCTTTCAGTTCGGTAATTCGGTCATATGCAGCATACAAATTTTTCTGAAGTTCATTTATTTCTAACTGAAACATTTCTTCTGTAGTTATTATTTGCATTGGTAATACTCCATTACTTTTCTGAAAAGGTGCCAGTTGTATTATTTTATCTTTATCCTTCATTGATAATACTCCTAATATATTAATATTATATTAAAAAATAGTGCTTGTCAAGCACTTTTTTCAAATATACGTAGTTTATACGATGATAAATACTCTTAACAAAATATTTAAAATTGAGAGAACCAATGGCAGTTAATTTTGCAGGATTTAGTACTAAAAATAAAAAAGCAATTAATCACAATCTTTATGGCAAAGATTTGATTATTGAAGATTTGATGAATCATTTGATGACACGTAAAGGTGAGCGTGTTATGATGCCAACATATGGTAGTATTATTCACGACTTAATTTTTGAACCATTGACACCAGAAATTAAAGATATAATTGATATTGACATAAATTCTATTATTGATGAAGATCCTAGAGTAACGATTAACACACTTACTATATCAGAAGATGACCACAGTTTAAACATAAAATTATCAGTTTCTATCATTCCAACTGGTGAACACGTTGAACTTACAGTAAATTTAGAAAGAGAATAAAATGAGCCAAGAAAGAGTTGATAACTTATTCGCTAGTGAAAGTTGGAGTGCAGTTTATACAGCATACACTAATATTAGTTTGAAAGCATATGATTTTGACACGATACGCGAAGCATTACTTGCGTATGTACAGCAAACATACCCAGATAAATTTAATGATTTTATTTCCAGTTCTGAATTTATTGCAATCTTAGATTTGGTTGCGTATCTAGGGCATTCACTTTCCTTTAGACTTGATATGAATACCAGAGAAAATTTCTTAGATACTGCTGAACGCCGTGAATCAATTCTTCGTATGGCAAAGAATCTAGGTTATATTAAAACTCGCCCCATTAACGCACGTGGTTATATGAAAATTACCAGTGTCACTACAAACCAAGATGTAGCAGATAATGAAGGCAACTCTTTAGCAAATACCACAGTAAATTGGAATGATGCAAATAATGCTGATTGGTATGAAAACTTTATAACAATATTAGACTCATCGTTTTCTAAAAATTCAAAAGTACAAGACCCAACTGCAACTCTAAATTTTCTAGGCATCGAAAATAATATATATGAGATTAATGAAAACCCTCTGACTAAACGTTTTAATTATCCTTTTACAGCAGATATTGCTGGTAGTAGTAGAAAATTTGAAACTACTAAGGTAGAAATAGTAGATGAAATTATTGGTGAAGCAGAACCAAAAGTTTCTAAAAATTTCACAGTCATTAATCGTAATGATAACCTAGGTCCTGCAAGTGATAGAACTGGATTTTTTATCTATGCAAAAGCAGGAGAAATGAACTTTAGTGATTATACATATGATTTGAAACTGTCTAATAGAACCCAAAATATTGATGTTACAGATATATCAAATACAGATGTTTGGATTCAGCGCACAGATAGTAATAGAAGTTATACATCTTCTGTAACAACTGTTGACAATGATAGTAGAGAAACTGCTATATATAATTCTTTAAGAACAGGCAGTGGCGATCTAGCGAGTGTCACTACTAATATTGACAATAGTATCGCAATTAATTTCCCCGATGGTATTTTTGGTAATGCTGCATACGGTAATTATCGTATTTGGTATAGACAAACCGCAAATGAAAATTTCACTGTAAACGCAAATGATATAACAGAAGTTGCAATCACTATACCATATATTGGCGGTGATGATCGTCCATATGATCTAACAATAACAATGACAACAACAAGCGACTTCAGTGAAAACTATGCTGCTGAAACATTCGAAAGTGTTAGACGTATTGCACCAAGAGCATATTATGCACAGGATAGAATGGTAAACGCACAGGATTATAATATCTATCCTCTCACTCTTGGTGCAAACGTTATATCAAAATCAAAAGCAATTAATACTACATTCTCTGGTAAATCTCGTTTCTTCGAAATGGATGATGTTACTGGTAATCATAGTAATTTAAGTGCAACTGGTACTGACGGTAGTGTATTCTTAGAAGATGACATTATAACAATGAATCTAAGTTTTAATCGCCAGAATGGTCAGATTGATAATTTCATTAGAAATAAAATTACTGAAGTATTAAAGCATCCAAGCTTGATGAATTTATATTATTTTGAAAATATGTATAATCCAGCATCTACTATCTTAGCGCCAAATTTAAATTTTACAGTGCGTAGTACCAATGTTAGTATCATTGATACAGTAACATCAACTTCATTAAGCACCGTATTTTTGTATCCTGGTGATCATATTTTAACTCAGAGTAACAATGAAAAAGAATTATCTTGGACTAAAATTAAAAACATCGAAAGCAGTGTTGCAGGATCAGCAGTTGATTCATATTATATTGAAAATATTCTACCCGAAACTACTGGTAGTATTGAAAAAATAGTACGTACATATAGAACACGATTTGAAGCAGATGAAATAAAAGATATTAAAATTAATAAAATAGAAGATTTGTCAGTTCAGAGCTTTATTTTAAAATATGTTCCAAAAAGTAATACATCTGTTTGGGAATGGAAATTACACGATGAAGTAAATGATGTTCCATTAGTAGAAGGAAAAGATGTTTACATAACATTTACATATGTTCCAGGTGTTAGAGAAAATGAAGCAGAATATGTTGCTAAATTTACAGGTAAGAAAATAGTATTCGATAGTAAAAAACAAGTAAAATTCTTTTATAACAATAATAAATTAGTTGTAGATAATGAAACTAGTTTAGCAGAACGTGATAAACTATTTTTAAAATATTATACTACAGTTGCCAGTGATGCATCTAGTGGACTTGAAGAATTAATTAACATAGGCACTGCACAAGTTAGTAATGTGGTAGAACCTGGTGATAATACCGTAACATTTGATGCAGATTTTGCTGAAACTGGAGCAGTGATTACACATAACTTAGTTAACAATACATCTGCATATACTGCAACAAGTACTCGGCACATACTTATATCGCCTCTGGGAGTGGAATATCCAATTGCTCCTGTTGCGCCGTCATCTGACACTGTTATCGGTGATACCCCAGAATATACTGTTAGTTATGATAAAGATGGTCTAAGTGAATTATTAAGTCTTAATGATTATGAATCTAATAACTTAATAGATGATAGTGACAAATATGTATATTCAAATGCAGTAGTAATAATTGAAGATAGTGGTAATGTACCAAATGGCTTTACATACACAAGTTCTTATACACAATCTGATTTTGAACTTGAAGGGTTTAAAGGTAACTTAACTAATGCATATTTCGATCTTGCATATCCTAATAATTTTGCGTGGGTTGACACATCAGAATTGCCAGTTGGTAAAACGATAGATACCGCAATAACAGGTGATAATGGTGTACAAACTGAGTTTGGTAGATCATTTGATGGCTCGAATTATGAATTTACATTTACTGATATGTCTGCAAATGGATGGTCAATAAGAAATCATAACGAGTCTGAAGATGACCCTGATAATCCTGACAATGATGTATATTGGAAACAATTTGCGTTTGGTGAAATAAACTTCCCTGCAGAAAATATTAGTATTAATAATTTAGTATTGACAGATATTAATAATAATGTAATTAATAAAATCGATTATGAAACAATAGAAAATAATGGTTCATATAAAATTATTTTCTGGACAGTTGATCCTGGTATTGGTAACAGTATTAATGTTAGAAGCATTGGGGGAACTGCGGTATTCTCAGATTTCTTAGTAAGAGTGGAGCGCAGTCTATTACCGATAGATGCAGACAGACTACAATCATATGCTGATGTAGAATCATATGTGTATGATTCATATATCACCCCAGCAGGTTATGTTGATTACACAAAAGTTAAATTAACAAGTATGAATATTGATCGTAACCCACATGGTATGCTACAAGTATTTACTAATTTAGATAATGTAGATAATGATGAGTTAGGCGATGTATCTGAAGTAGAATTCTCTCATATTGTTTTAGAACAATATACAGACGTTGATAATATTGTATATGAACGTGTTAGTGATAGAATTGTAGCTACAAACCAAGCACAGTCTGATAGAATACCAGAAACAGCAGTAATTAGATTCTATATAGAAAGTGACGATCTTGATATTAATGAAGGTGAATGGCAAAGACGTTCCGGTTCAGGATGGGAAGAATTGCCCACTAGCCAATATACACTTGTAAACTCTCCTGCAAAGGATAAAATAATTTATGCTGGTAATCAATATAGAGTTGTTATAGGCAGAAGTTATGTTGAAGATAAATTCATGACATTCAGATGGGATCACTATGCTGACATTGATAAGAGAATTGATCCAAGTACAAGTAATATCATTGATATGTATGTACTAGGCACTGATTATGTCAGAAGAGTAAACGCATGGATAGATGGTGGTTTCTCTGATATAGTTCCATTGGCGCCAAATAACTTTGAACTAACTAAGATTATGGAAAGTATTAATCCTAAAGCAAGTATATCAGATCATATTAGTTATATACCTGTTAAGTTTAAATATCTATTTGGCTCATTCGCTGCATCAGAAAATCAAGCAGTGTTCAAAGTTGTTAAAAAATTAGGCACATCATACAGCGATAGTGAAATAAAAACTTCAGTAGCAAATGCAGTCAATACATTCTTTGATATAGACAATTGGGATTTCGGCGAGACATTCTACTTTTCCGAATTAGCATCTTATATACATACATCATTACCTAATTATATTTCTTCAGTGGTGATCACACCCAAATATCAAACGAGTGAGTTTACAAACTTGCTAAGTATTAGTAGTGAACCTACAGAAATATTCTTGAGTATAACAACATCAGAAGATGTTAAAATTATATCCAGTATCGTAGCATCAGAATTATTGGGCGAATAAAAAATGGCAAATAATAAAATTTATAATCTCTTACCAGCGCACTTACAGAATAAAGAATTGGAAACAATTTTTGACTCTACATTAGAAAGAGCATTTTCTAAGGGCAGTATAGAAAAAACAAAAGCTTTTATTGGTAGAAAAGAAAAAGGCGTATACAGTGAAACAGATTCATATGTATCATTTCCTGAACATCTCTTCCAACGAGACAATTATGGTTTTGAACCAGTATTTTCAAATACTAGTATAGGAGACAATATATTTTATGACGATTTATTAAACTCACTGTATAATAAAGGCGCGCTTACAAATGACCACAGAAGATTATTTAAATCAGATACATACACCATTAACTTACCAATCGATATCGATAAGTTTATTAATTGGGAATTATATTATTGGGTAGATAATGGATTTACTAGCGAGTATGCATTATATGAATTTAAAGAATATGAGGTGGGATTATCAGGTTGGATTAAACAAAAGCCATATGTACTTAAAAGTAATTCTCAATATCTATTAGGCGAGTATTTGCCCAGTTCTTCATTTGGCGAGGATGGCGATTATGCTATTGTAATAAAACAGTCAAGTCTAGTTTATTGGAAAAAGGATAGTATTGAAGGGTGGGCACGTGTTGGTTCTGACGATCCTGGCGCATCAACATTTATTGCAACAGACCAAAGACCTATATCTCCTACATTGGGTGATACATATGTTAATACAAATGAATTGCGAATAACATTACTACAAGGAAATGAAACTTTTGTTCTTAAAGATACCATCTACGATAGATGGAATATTGATGTTAACCCTTATGCACTGAGATTTTCAGATACATCAATTGGATTACTAAGTTTAATAGAATACAGAAGCAATTCACAAGATAGCACGCCTGACTGGGAACTATATGATGGTGAAGAATTTGTATTCAATTTAGGAAATAGTAACGATACACATTACATAACAATTGATAAAAATACTGATAGGGCAACTAAAACTAATTGGTGGAGTGATAGAAATTCTTGGTTCCATTATGATGACATTCGGATGTATATCACTGATGATAGTAAGTCTTATGTTGAGCAAGCAAAACGACCAATTATTGAGTTTGATAAGAGTTTAGAATTAAGTGATACGAGTAGTAATGCAGACGCATGGTATGTACCAACGTTTAAAATTTATGACGATGAATTAAATTATTTAAATGATTATAAGATATTTCATTATGTAGAAGATGAAGATAGCGTGATAGATATGTTCTTATCAATTCGTGCATTATTAACATCTGGTGATTATGCTAGTGAGTTTACATTTAATATTGATATGCCTGACACTGTTAGTTTTAAATCCGGTGACGCATATCATAAACTTTATATCAAATCTGAATTTGATTATAGAAATTTACGACATGAATATGGAACTGCAACACACTTACAACTAGAGTTATTACAAGAACCTAAATCTTCTGAAACAATAGATGTATATGTAGATGGTATTAAACAAATAGGTAACTATGTCTACAGTTCTAATACTATTACGTTTAATGAGCCTGTAACAGGTTATGTCTATGTTGACTTTACTACAAAAAATAATGTTTTCGTTGATGGCGATGGTGCTTGGCAACGTATTGATCCATCACTTGAGTATAATCCAGATAACTTATTTCACTATAATACAAACTTTACATTTTCTACAATGTATGAACATATGGCTCGACAGTTATCAACGACAATAGGCCTAACTGGAAATTCAAACGGTGTGAATAATTACCGTAATATTGGCGATAATACAGATAAAATGCGTAACAATAAGTACGGTTCTGTTATGGTTCGTAACTCTATTGATATTAAGAATGCTTATTTTTCAATCACACGTGATGATTATAACCCATTCGCTGCGGTTGAATATCTTTCAGTATCATATAATAATTATAAAAATAAATTAATAACAACCGTGCAAGAAATTCTATCTGATGCTGCAAGTGAATCCAAGTCTGATGATTTTATTCTTAATGAAGCAATTGCACAGATTGCACTTATTAAGAGAGAAAATATCAGTGTATTCACTGGTAGCCGCATGATAAATTTCGGTAGTTTTCCAACTCACTATATAACTGCAAATATTGATCCAGTTATTCCTGGCTCAGCGACACAATTTATACCTAATAGTGTGTCTACTGAAATAGTAGAAAATGAAAATGTATCAGTGTATGTTAACGGCATACTTGCAACAGATGTTAATATAATCAATGGTATTGAGATTTCATTTGATAATACTGTAATTGCAGCGGGCGATGTTATTGAAGTTAGATATTTTAAATTAATACAAGAAACATTTATTCCACCTAGTGCCACAAAACTTGGTATCTCTAATGTTTATAATCCTGGATATATAGTTGACCAAGAATTTGATACACCACAAGTAATGATTGTAGGACATGATGGTTCTAAGATGCTTGCATGGGGTGACAGAACGGATGAAATTATATTATTATTTGAAAAATTAGTATATAATCGCATAGAAAAAAATACTACAAATACCTCTCTGAGTAATATAAAATATGGTATGTATAGAGATAGTACAACTGAGTATTCATTGAATGAGAAAAAGTTTACAATGTATCCATTCTTTAAGAAGTGGATGCTGCGAAACAATATCGACAATCTTTATAATACTGATTTTGATGTCGAAGACTACAAGACTTGGAATTATCGTGCAAGTAATGATGCAGCACCGGGCTATTGGAGAGGTATATTCCAATATGCATATGGTACAGAAACTCCACTGATAGAACCCTGGGTCACTGTCGGATATAGTATTATTCCTGATGGATTTGAAACAAATACACTGAGATATTCAGATCCAGACTTTTGGGATATGTTAAAGACAACTTATTCTACAACATGGCCAATCCCAGTAGATAGTCTTGGTAATTTAAAAAATATCAATGATTTATTCTTTAATTCTCAATTAATACCTGCTGATATAACATCATTGGATCAAGATTGGGAATTTGGTGATGGCTCGCCTGTTGAACAGGCATGGAGACGTAGTAGTGAATATCCGTTCATTGAATTTTTATTATCAATGATTACTAAGCCATTTGAGATTATTGATTTATATTCAAGTGAATTAAACGATATTATTAAAATATACCACAAAGTAGAAGGCGTTGATACTGACACTATTAAAAACGAACAAGATGGTTATGAATTTAAGTTGGGATCTAAATTAGGTGGCTTTGTTAATAACTTTAAATTGAGTAGTGAGAATTCAACATTATCTAATTCTAGGTATACTGAAATACCAAGAGATAATTATGATTTATTCATACATACTGGTGAACCAAATCGTAGTGAAAGTTTTAGTGCTATTGTGATAGAAAAAGTCTCAATGGATACATTGTATCCAAACTATAGTTTAGCAGATATAGCATCTTATCGTCAGGGAGATATCGTATATAATACATCTGATAAAAGATATTATAAAAGAAAGATAACCCAACCAACAGATAAAGAAACTTCTTCTGTGATTAATTTTGATTATAGTGGATGGACATTGGTAGCGCAACCACAAGTTAAAAATTATGGGTATAGAATTAATGGATTTGATGAATTCAATCCTCAATTTTATACTATGAATTGGGATACAACTTCACCATTCAAATCATGGAGTACATTGGGCGACGAGGCAGTTATTAATGATTGGCTTGCAGGTTCATTTTATACGCTAGATTCTTACACAGTTTATGACGGTGTACCATATGTATCTCTTGCGGATCATACGGGTTCTGCTGCGTTCAATGATGATCTCAATGATTACTGGAAGCGTTTAGTATCGTGGCCTAGAGTTAATCAAGTAACTGCGAAAGGTTACGATGACACTCTACCAGATCAAATTCGTACACATAATTATGGTGATGTTTTATATTCACTTGATGAAATTGCACAACTATTGATTGGTTACCAAGATTATTTAAATGCAGTGGGATGGAGCTTTACAGATACCAATGAATTGGGCGAAAATGTAGACTTTGAAAACTTATTAATTAAATTCCTTGATTGGAGTGCAGAAAAACATGATATTGGTGAATTTATTACCTTAACTCCAATTTTACTATCTGGTCGTTTCTCTGCACCATACGGTGTTGCAAGCGTCCAACGTGAAACAAATAAGAATTTCTATAGAGTGCTTGATAGTGCTGGTAAACAAATACCCAATACAGCGATAACATTCTATTCAGATGGTGATGCAATAATGTGGGAATCAACTATCCCAGTTTATGGAATGAAAATTGATATTGTTGATGTCGAACACGCTTATGTTGTTGACCGAGTTGACACTTATGGAGATGTTATATATAATCCAATAGCGCATAATAGAAACTTACGCATGATTATTGATTGTAATAGAACTAGTGACTGGGATGGTACACTAAGTGCAGATGGTTATATAATATATCAAAATACATTAATACCAAACTTTGAGACAATGGTTGCTGATACTAAGTTCCATAGAGACACTATCATAGATCAAAGTTTATCAAACGTTAACCTAATTAAGGCAAGCCATATAGGATTTACGCCACGTGCATATCTATCAAATCATTTAATGGAACGTGAATCTCAATTAGAATTTTACAAAGGCTTTATTAGTAATAAGGGTACACCTGGTAGTTTAAATAATATTGTTAATAATAATTCTAATTTCAGTGAGGTAAGTTCAAATGATGTATGGGCATTCAAATTAGGAAAGTATGGAAATTTAAATAGAGATGTATCAGTTAGTAAAACTATTAATACCAAATTAATATACCGTGATCCATACTCTATTACATATGATAACCAAAGTTTATTTGATTACAAAACAACTAGAAGAACTACACCTATAAAAACTACTGGGTATGTAGATAGTAAAGATGTGAATTACATTGTTAGAAACTCAACAATATTAGAAACAACAGTAAGTGAAAATTACTATGAAGGTGACTTGGCTTGGATACAATTCGATAATCTTAGAGATTGGGATGTAAGAAAACTTAGTGAAATATCTGAAATATCTTATGTTGGTGAAACTCAAGATTCTCAATTATACATCGTTGTTACATCAGAGATTGATACAGTGGAATCTGTTTATTTGCGAATAATCAATGACGAAATTGATCCAGTATTAAACGGATATTATAACTTTGTAGAAGACGGTACAGAATTATTAGACGGTATAACTGTTTATAAGTATCTAGTATTTGATACTGATTTTGAACCAGTTACTGTTGAAATTGATACATCTTCTCAGAATAGTATATTTGTCCCTACAAGCGATAATGCTGGGGTTGAAGCAATTAGTTTAAACTCAAATGCACAGATTATTGAAGGCGAAGTCTTAGTCATTGACGGTAATAGTTATACATATGTAGAGGATGCTACTAGTGGTAATACTGGTATAACAATTGGTGGAGCAAGCGCAACATCCGATCCAATTGTAACACCTGGTGAGCAGATATCTATTGTTGTTTACGACCAAAATGATATTATAAAAAATACAAATACATTAATAACATTTTCTGGAAATAGTATACTTGCAGATAATAATGTTACTTCAAACGTTGATGATAGTATTACTATTAATGATGTTACACTTGTTATAGAAGCAATAGACAATGGTGATATCGAAGCAACTTCAACCCTCACCACATCTGATAGCATAAGTTCAAATTCTGAATTGACTGTTCAAGTAGGATCATCTGCTGCATCAAGTTATACAATACAGGATATTGAAATAGTTGGCACTGTAGCGTCACCTACGTTTGATGAAACTAAATCTATTCAAATTAATGGACAAACTATAGCATTCACTTATAGTGGTTCTACAATAACATTAACTGATATAGTAGATACTATCAATGCATCTCCTGTAAATGTCACAGCGCAAGCCATATCAAATCATCTTGTTATAACAACATCAGAACCATCACTTGTAATACAAGGACAGACTGCAATAGAGTTGGGTTTAATCACTACATCATCATATACAGAAACTAAATTAGGCAATTTAGCGGAACAGATAAATTTACAGAATGATGTCAATGCTAGTATTGTTTCTGGCAAATTGGTTATATCCACGTTATTACCTACGATGACTCTTGGCGGTAGTGAATTTAGTTTGTTTGGTTTCCCTGCTACTACATATCAATCAGAATTAGATCCAACTTCGACAAGTATCGCACAACAAATAAATGACTTGAGTATACCAGATGTTAGTGCAACAGTTGAAACAGGTAAACTAAAAATAATTTCCGCGGGTTCTACTCTAGTAGTATCGGATCCGTCTAATACTGGATCAATGGTGCGCCTAGGATTTAACTCTAATACGATAACCTCTAATATGTTAGATAATATTGTTGATGACATAAATGCTACATTATCACTTGAAACCAATCTAACTGCCAGTAGAGCGTTTGTTGATAAATTATTAATATCAGGTGATGAATTTAAGGTAACTATTGCTAATACAAATGGTAACCCACTTGATGATTTGGGAATATCCGAAGGCGAGTATTTGACCGCGGGTTTAGCAAATTCATCATTGCTTACATTTAGAGACATAATTAATCAACAATCATCTACGTTAACAGCAAGTATATCATCAGATGGACGTTTTATTATTACAAGTCCCGCATTGTTGTTATCTTTCGCAGGAACGAACCAAGTTTTGTTAGACAAGATAGGTTTTTATACAGAATACACTAGTGTTACAAGTAACGCAAACTTTAAAGTTATGAGATGGAAATCAGTTAGATTTACTCCAGGATATAACGGCGCAACGTTTGACGAATTCTACAATGATTTGGGATTGAATTCTCAAAGTAAAATATGGGTAGACGAATATCCTGGAATCAATGATTGGGCAGTTCTGAATAGAACCGCGGTTGGCAATCTTGAGATTATTAATAGAAAAGCAAATGAAGTAGATGTTAGCAATGTTAAAAGAGTTATTACATCTGACGGTGACGACCATACAATTTATACACTGTATGATCCATTAAACTTAAAATTACCTGGTAATGTCATGAAAGATATTGACTACGTAGATTGGAATGATCCTTCTAAGTATGATGAATATCTAAGTAATGATCTATGGTTAGAAGAACATTTAGGTGAAATTTGGTGGGATACCACTAACACACGTTTTTATAGATACAATGATTATGGTGATGCAAATGGTAATATATTAGTTGATTATGCAATGCGTAACTGGGGTAAAATTGTTGATGGTTCTGTAGTTGATGTCAAGCAATGGGTTAAGAACGATAGACTTCCTGTAGGTATTACTTGGTTTAATCAAGAAAGAGAATGGGATCCAGTTAAGAATAAAGAAGTAACAACATTTTATTATTGGACTTCAATTGGTACATTGCCTAGATATGAAAAAGAATTCAGCACTGATGAAATTAAAATGATTATTGAGACTGGTCAAATTAAAAACAAATTTATACCAATTGATAATAATACTATAATTATTAATTATAACAAACTTACAAAAAATGACGTAATAACAGTAACAACTGAATATAGTATTGCGTCAAACAATCAAGATAGTCACAATGACTGGGAACTGTTATCACGTGAATCTACAAAGCCTATAATGTCTGAATATTTGGAAGATTTTAAAAATAGCATTGCAGATTCTAAAATTGAAAATTTAAAACAAATTATAATTGATTATCCAGATTTAGACAACGATGGTGTGTTACTTTCAATTGATTTCTTACTTGACCTTGCGCCAAATGATCTTGCAATTTCAGTTAATAATGAGTTCTTAGAACTTACAAACTTTAGTTTAAACGGTACTGAATTGAGAATCAATAACACTTTTAATGTTATATTAGGTGATGTTATTAGAGTTTATAAAGTGGGCACGATATCTAATTCTTGGTATAGCAATCTAACGAATGCTAGAAGTAACTTCGCATCAATTGTCAACACAAGATTGAACACTACGTTACTAGAAACAGAATACCCCTTCTATGGGGATTACATTAAATTAAACCACTACATTTTCAATTCAATTAATTGGTATAAACATCCAGATTACAAAGAAATAACTCAATTTGAATACCTAAGTAATACTAGAGATATTGATATGATTAGTATGTTTAATTCTGGTATACGTTCTTTTGGAGTAGTAAACCCTGAGTATGAAGAAGTTTACTTTGGTTATGGTTCGCCTGAAGAAATTACTATGGTTAACAAGATTAATGGTTCACTAAATGTAGATTTTAATAATATTGTAATGCCCGGTCAGACAGGAAATTCTGATGAGATTGCAACATATTATACAAATGTTATAAATGTACAAGTACACGAATTTATTAATATGTTGTTCTCATACTCGGAAAATAAAGTTATCAAAGACCTATTTTTTGATATGTTATCATATATGTATACTGAAAAAGAACATCCTGAGTGGTTGTTCAAAACAAGTTATATTGACTTAATTTTAATGAACAAACCATTAAGACAATATGCAATATATCAGCATGATACATTCACTGATACTATTGAATATGTTATGGAAGCAAAACCATATCATGTTAAACTTAGAAACACTGATAGAATTTATCCGTTAAGTGAAACTGTTAACACTGATGTAGACACTTTACACCATATGAATTTAAAAATTGATTTAGGTGGTGATTATAGTAGATACAATTATAATACATATGATGGTGGTATTGCACCAGATGATGAGCATCCAAATATATCTGATGGTAGATACGAGCAAGGTGCATTATTACGTCATCCATACGAAGTTACAGCAGACAAAGGTGGTATCGATACTGGCTTTGTAGATAGTAGAGTTTTAGAGTCTGCAATTGTAAGAGTGGATGATTATGATTCAAGTATTGTTGGCGGTATAGGTTCTGCTGTGATTGACAAGCGTTCATTTATAGTGTATGATAGACTTGGACGCGGTCACTTTATGCATAGTGTTGATACTGATACAGTTGTTGCAGTAACAAATGAACACGGTTATAGAAATATTGAGATTGCAGATGAAACAAAGTTTAGATATGCTGCTGCAAATACTGTACATCTAATTATAGTTGAAAATACTGACAAAAAATTAGAGTTTATGCATTACAACAAAAAAGATGGAAGTGTATTACAAATCAATGAACGTGGATTATTTAACGGTACAAGCCTAGATATTCAAGTTGGTGATACTGTGCATATAGTATCAACCATCGAAACAATACAGTTTATGGCGGAACAAGCAGATAAGCACAAAATATAATACCTATATAACTAAAATGATAAATACTTTAAGTTCTGATATAATAAAGAAGAGAGACCGAAATGTTTAATGATGATGTAACATCCCAGATAATTGGCAAAGTTAAAATATATGATAAAGATACTGGCAAGGTACTCCTAGAAAAAAAGAACGCCATTCACCCGGGTAATATGGCTTATATTCTTGCTAGTGCTCTAGCAGGTAAACCAACTAGTGTTAACTCTGCTGGTGCCCCTCCTATTGTAAATTGGATGGCATTTGGTAATGGTGGCAGTAATTCTACTACCACATTAGAATATCGTGCACCTAGAGTTTTTGGAAACTATGACCAACTTCCTATAACTTCAAGTAATTCAACGTTATATTCAAAATCATATGAACAAGAGACTATTAATACAGTTTACTATGCAGGTGAAGCGATGGATAGTAATGAATCAGTCCCAGCAAATACTGCCAAGATTGTATGTT